TCACCTCCTCTATCTACATCTACGGTACTAGCATAGCCTTCGATAAAGATTGATTCAATAGTTTCAGTTGCTGAAGGGAGCGCTTTCTTGGTAAAAGCACCAGTTATATATAGTACTTTATTTTTATCTACCATGAGACTCCTTATGGTGGTTTAGGTACGTCTGGTTTTTTAGGCGCACCTCCTATACTGGGGTTAGAAGCAGACCCTGCAATATTAGCAGGAATTCTAATTTCATCGGCACCCGGTAGTTTAGCATAACGCAATTCTACTCTTGCCTCATTGGGGGTTAGAATACCTGCATTAACTAATGTTGAGTGATATGAGGCTACATCTTTAAGTTCAGGCTGTAGAGCTGAAACTTCAAATGTAACGGGGGAAATATCATATCCAAAGAACCTCTCCATTGCGGAAGTATACTTTCTTACAATAGGTAGAACTGTCTCTAAATAGAATAATCTTAAATTAGGGGAGATATTAGCATTATTTCCACCATCTAAAAGGATAGGCGGAACGCCTAAGGCTTTTAGCACCTTGATGTCATGAGTCTTAATACTAGCATCAAAGTCCATCTCTTGGAAAGTAGCATTAGATAAGGGGCTTGCTTTAAGTCCACTATCTAAAATCATTGGCTTTCTAGCTCCGTTCTTAGGACTGTACTTAGTCATCCAATTCATTAAAGTAGCATCTTTAGCTGTCTTACTTAAAGTATTATCTGTTGATATTATAATTCCTGCTACAGCACCATTATCAAAGAATTGATCTTGGAAGTTATGCATTTTAGCTAGGGTCTTTATACTACGATCTGCAGAGGCTAGTCTACTAGAGCCTCTATATATAGAGGAACTGCTAATATCTTTAATATGGACTATTTCATCAGGCTTGAACTCTGTTCCACTTTGATAAATATACTTAGATACTAAAGTCTTTGCATCTGTAATAATCTCTACGTTAGCTGCGGGTAGATGGTACAAAAAAGCACCATCATAGTAGATAAAGATATTACCTTCTAATAGAAAGTCTGTAAAAATATTAGTTCTAAAATCTTGTACTGATTGGTATGGATTTGGTCTATAGTTTAATAGATTATATAGGGATTTTACTCTAATTCCTACAACTACTCCATCAATAATCTTGTCTTTAATATCATACTCTAAACTAGAGCAGGCGTTAACTAGTAGGTTTACACCTCTGTTAACTGATTCTAAAGTATCGAAAGCTTGACCATACTTTAAACTAGTATCTGTATGTATGCTATAGCCTTCAGCTCTAGCTATTTGTTCTTGTGCTGGGTTAGCTTTTTCTTCAGAGCTAAACCAAGTAGCGGGGTTATACCATAACATGGGCATCCTTAATAGAATCGGCTAAAAACCCCTAGACCTCGTGGTTTATCAGCATCATCTAGTGATACCTCTAATACGCGACCCTCAGCTTTAGCTTTTTGAGTTTCAATCCATTTACGTTGTCTATCAGTTGAAGTAGGAGAAGGAGCTTTACCGTATACGCTATGTAATGCTACATGGTGTTTATTACACAGTGTGTATACTAAATCATATAGCTCTACTTTATGCTCACTAATAAACTCATCCCTTACTTCCAATATACCGTCATCTGTAGAGATATCGTACCCTTTTCGTGCGGCCCAGGTTTCTAATAGGATCGTAATGGAGTGTAGATGGTGAAGTTCAAGGTCAGTTTCTGTACCACAGATATAGCAAGTGTCTTTCTTTTGGTACGCAGCTTTCGCTTTATCTCGTACCCATTTAACGCTTATTCTGTTGTTCCCAGTATTTTTTGCCATTATTTTTATTTACCTTATAACTCTCACTCGTATATTATACAATAAAAGGTACTGTAAGTCAAGGTATAAATTTACAGTGCTACTATATAAAATTTCGAAATTTTTTATTTAAGGTAGTATAATTATATTATGAGATATAACAAAATATGTGGATAAATTTATAGGATTATGTGAGCCAGGAACTACACTAGTTTCTAAAGGTAATGGTAGAGTATGTAAAGAGTGTATAGGGGTAGCTACTTCAGGTAAGATAAGTAATACACAGGTAGCTAAATAGTTTCTTAATAAGGGATTTACCTTAATAGGGGCTTTTTTCGGTTATTACCTATAGTATACTATAGGTAATACAAGTCAGGGTAAAAATTTTAGCTAACCCATGTAGGCGTGAAAAAGCCTACTAAGATTTCTCTTAGTAGGCTTATATTAATTAAAGATCTTCTTATACCATGGTAGATTTTTATAGGATAGTAACCTACAATTTTCAGCAAATAACTCTGCTCTAGTCTCCTTACTAATACTTAGACTATGATTAAGTGTATAGACTTCTTTTTCTAGTTCTTTAATCTTACCTTTAATATCCGCAGCTAACTCTTCCTTAGTTCGTTTAGTTGATAGTTTAGCTACTAAACTCTCTTGTTTTTTAATAGAGGTTTCTAATTCAACTACCTTATTTTTAGTATTATGTAGTTGCTCAATATGCTGTAGTGTACCGATATTCATATAACTAAGAAAAGTACCTAGTTCTGTATCTGCAATAACGTCTAGTCTATCCTTTGGATAAGTACCGTTTAACGGAGGTTGTAGTCTAGCAATGTAACTCTCTTCCATAATATCAATATGATCTTGGTGACACTCAAATAGCACTTCTTGTGTATACGTACCGTAAATATTAAACTCATTCTGAAGTTTCTTAGTATGCTTCCCACTCCTCATATCATTAGCATGCTGTTCCCATCGTTTGCTAATATCAATACTTTTACCAATATAGAATCTACCACTAGGAAAAGTTAGTTTATAAATTCCGCAAGTCATTATTACTCTTTCAAAGATTTATTATAGCATTAATACTAAAATACTTCAAGTATTAAATTGTAAACGTATATAGAGCGTACCGAATAGCATCTGCAATGTGTGAGTTAATATCATGGTCAGGCTTTTCAATACCAGATACAGCATCTGTCTTCCACCGATACTGGTCAAGCATTGCTAAAGTATGCTTACAGTGAGGTGATACATACAGACGACCTTGCTCGATTAATGTCTGTACATACGCAATACCTTCGTTAACCTGCTTCTTAGCCTTTATAGTAGCGATATTATAACTATAAGCTAAGTCACCTGCAAACTGTGCAGCTGCCGAGTCAATGAAAATAGGATCAATTCCATATTTATTAATTAATTCTTGTAGGGCTACAGCATGTATAGCAGTAGACGCTTTAGCCTCTTGGTACTCGTCAATAACATGAAATCGCTCCAGCTTAGGGTCATAGGCGATTACGGCGAAGGCCGTAGGATCCTTAAACCCAGGGTCAAGTCCACCAATATACTCAACCCCATCGCTATGTTCAAATTCGCAAACATACTTCTCAGCATCAAATTCTGAGTAAATCTGACCCTCGAACGTAGTAAATGATGCCATATACTCTTGTTCAAATTCAGCTTTAGACATTGATGCACGCGCGTCCTCAACGTCAGATTCCTTCATCCTAGGATTCTCGCGGTAGTCTGCGGTAATAGAAACCCATTGAGGAAACTCAGAACTAAATCCGCGAGCAAAGAAGCGACTAAACCAGTTATTCTTACCACGCGGTGTAGATATAAAGATAGCCTTAGAATTAGGTTTATCTAGAGTAGGTCTAAGAGAAACGTTAAATGCTTCCTCTGCATCAGCACCTAGAGCAGCTTCGTCAAATATGATTAAGTCGTATGATCGTCCAACGCAAGAATCTACAGTTGATAAAGAGCCCATACGGATAGTAGAGCCGTTAGCAAGCTCAATGATCTTATCTTTCAAATTATCTTTAGTAACTTCCAGATCAAACGACTTAATCAGCTTACGCTGTATCTCAAATGAAATCGATGAAAGCCCGTAATTAGGCGACATAATCAATATATTACACCCCGGTACTAAAGCAACCAACTGCCCTACAATATTAGCAATATAGGTTTTACCGAGGCGTCGTGCAAGTGCAGCGCAAATAAATCTATAGTTAGGGTTATTGGTAGCGTTAATCAAAGCTATCTGTGGAGGGTTTGTTTGATCCCAAGCTGTAGATTTCTCATACGTCTTAGCATCTACAGCAGGTAATAGTCTAAGATAATTTTCAACAGACAGTTTAATGAATCGCGACGAGATAGGGTATTCTATTAGTCTATCTGAGTATACATCGTCACGGCTAATAGTAAGCATTATATATCAATAGCCTCACTAGAAGTGCTACCCTTTATTAGTTGTTCGATCAGGCTAGAATACTTTGATCCACCAATACCCTCATTGATCTGGACGTTTACCTGAGATTTCAAGTTGTTTCCTGCACGTATTTTCTCTAGCTGAATCTCTTTATCGAGTGTTTCCATGCTTATCTTATGAGATAACGCCATTATCTCCGTAATATCTTTACTAGATCCTATCTCGGCTTCGTCCATATCCTGTAGCTTTTTCTTAATGAGCGTATCCATTAGGTCCCGTACCTGGAACCGGTTGTTAAACCCAGTGCTAAAAAATACTGAGTTGATATAAGCTCGGACTTCTTTTCGGTCTAAAATATCTGCCACGATATGGGCAGGAATATCTAGTATCTCAGCTACTTTATTTACGTCAGGGTTTTGCAGGTATGCATTAGCTGTATCCAAACCCTCTGGGCTGATAGTTAATGTTTCTGCAGGTGTGGTGGTTGGGAGCATGGGACTCTTTCTTATTTTTATCGACCTCTACATTATAGCAGGTGTGGGCCTGGGCGTCAAGATGTAAATTTTTTTAGTTTATCGATACTATCAAGTAGTATCGAATTTATCTATATACCCATACTATCTATAGTTAGCATAAGCTTAGGTGCCTGCTATAGCTTATGGTAAGAATAGATTAGTAACTTATCCATACGCTACAGCTTAGGGTTAGATGCTATAGCAGTATAAACCGCTATAGCTTAGGGTCGGATGCTATAGCAGCATAAACCGCTATAGCTTAGGGTCGGATACTATAGCAGCATAAACCGCTATAGCTTAGGGTCGGATACTATAGCAG